GAACTTAAGGCTAAAATTTCTAAGTCTGCGCCCGATCACGTCGCGCAGCTTGTAAAAGAAGGCATTCTTGGAGCATTTTCTGTTGGTTTCCGAGTCAAGGATGCTGATTACCTATCGGAAACCGACGGATTAAAGATTAAGGACGCTGAGTTGTTTGAAGTATCAGTAGTATCGGTACCTTGTAACCAAGCAGCTACTTTCTCTCTGGCGAAATCATTTGACTCTATGGATGAGTACAATGAATTCAAGAAAACTTTCAAAAATAGTGTAGATCTAGCCGGTCAGTCCCTGGCTAAGGATGAAGATTCATTTGAAGCTAGTGATACACCGGATGGAACTGAAAAGTCAGTTCAAAAGGAGATAACAATGTCGGAAGTAAAAACTCCCGAAATCGACCTTGAGGCTTTTGCTAAGAAGGTAGCGGATGAGACTGCTGCTAAAATCGCAATGCGTCAGGCCGAGGAAAAAGCTGCTGTAGAAGCAGAAGCTAAAGCACAACAAGAAGCAGCTCAAGCTGAAGCCACTAAGCAGGCTGAAGTTGAGGCTGTAATTAAAACTGGTATCGAGTCAGGCGCTGAGCGTTTGATGTCTGATATTCAGAGCAAGCTTTCTGAAAAGGACGCTAAGTTCGAAGAAATCATTGCACAACACGCTAAAGACTTGGAAGAGAAGAATGCTGAAATCACTGCTATGCGTGATTCAAAGCGCGTCTTTGCCGATCGTAGTGATTCGGGCAACATTTCAAAGTGGGGCAAGGACTTCATGTACGGACACCTTCTTGGTGTTATGACTGGAAAAGGTTGGGAAACTGACTACTCAAAGAGCCTTATGGAAAAAGCAGGTATCAACTATGCAGCTAATGCTGGTGGTATTGCTCAAGAAGTCTCTACTGCAATCGAGAAGGAAATCATGCTCGAGCTTAAGCTCGCTCAAGCTTTCCGTGAGATCACAATTAACTCACAGACTCAAGTATTGCCAATCCAGACAGATGCAGGTCCTGCAACTTGGGGCGCAAATACTGATGCTTCAGGTAACTTGGAAAACCGTCCTCAAGTCACTAACGTACAGTACAATGCTAAGCAAGTAATCCTGAAAGCAACTCGATTAATCTCGACTACTTTCATGGACAACAACGTTGACGAAGAAGTTCTTGTTAACTTGATGCCAATGCTTGTTGAGTCGGTTGCACGTGCACACGCTCGCGCAGTAGATGATGCCCTTCTTAATGGTACGTCTGGCGGATCTCAGGCATTTGATGGCCTTGAGGCACTTGCAGGTTCTAACACCTTTACAACTTCTGTAGCAGCGGCTGGTACTGGCGTTGTAGATGCAGCAGACTTCCTTGGAGCACGTAAGCTCATGGGTAAGTATGGCATGATGCCAGAAGATCTGGTCTATGTTGTATCGCAGAAGCGTTACTACGATCTGATTGCTGATGCAGGCTTTGCCGACATCACAGACGTAGGCTCTGATATCGCGACTAAGATTACAGGTTCTGTAGGTTCAATCTTTGGAACTCCAGTAGTTGTATCTGACCAGCTCGAAGCAGAAGGCGCAAGCGCATCTGTAGGCTACGCTGTAAACGTTCGTAACCACGTAGTTCCACGTCTCCGCGGTGTATCCGTAGAGCAAGACTACGAAGTACTTAACCAGCGTCGAGTAATCGTTGCTAGCCAGTCACTTGGCTTCAACCAGCTCGTTGCTAACAATGGTACTACTGACGTATCTGTTGTTAAGTTGATCCAAGCGGCATCTTAATAGCTACCTAAATAAACTGGGGAGGGTTTCCTCCCCAAGTTTTTACTAATTGATTTATTATGGCAAATTTTATTACCCTACAGCAGTTTAAAGACGCCGAAGGCATTACGAATGTTCGTGATGACTATAAAATTGATCGCATTATTAATTCTGTGAATCAATTAGTAAAAACTTATTGTGGCAATAGTATTATTGACTTCTACTCTACTAATAAAGTAGAGGAGTTTAATATGGAGTGGAGTACTCATATTGTACAGTTGACGGAAAGTCCTGTAAATACTATTGTTTCTGTCGAAAAAAGAGACTCCGTAACGGAAAGTTACACCACCGTGCCAACTACAGACTATTATCTTGACAAAAAGACGGATAGTGTACTGTACGTTACGGGGTCTGCCTATAAAAACTGGCCCCGAGGTGCGGGGTCGGTAAAAGTTACATATACCGCAGGATATGCGAGTACTCCCGCAGATCTTCAACTTGCAGTTATTGATCTAATAAACTTTCACTTCAAAGACGAGTACAAAGCTCGAAGAACTCTTGCAGGAGCTACGCTTGAAAACGCTCCTGTTGTAGAAGGCGTAGGATTTCCTGCCCATATAAAACGAGTTCTCGATTTATATAAAACTTTTTAATGTTATATAGTTTAGATGATTTATTAGAAGAGCTTTCCTCGGGCAAGAATCCTTCTAATAGAAAAGTTCGTGCTATAATCAGTAGAGACCTTAAAAAATACCTTAGAGCTAGCGATGAGTATGACAGGTACTCAATTGATTTGATAAATGTTTTTAACAAAGCAATTGAAGCTGGAGACACAGCAGTAGACGTAACTCCTATTATGGGGGATGACACTCTTGTAGGGCCAACTCCTGTTCCTGTTAAATCAAGGGGCTCAGGCAAAATCGCTGATAATGATATACGAAAGTTTTTTGCAGATATAGCCCCTGAGATATTTAAGAACAAAGATTTAGGCCACTTTAATATATCTGTACTAGCTTTTAAATTAGAAGCCGCTTTACAAACAGGCCGTTATTCTGGAGAAACTTTAAAGGCGGTAAAGAACCTTTTAAAAATATGCCGAAAAATTGATAAAATGGAAGGCGGCGCAAAAATTCCAAAAGGAAAAGTAAACGAAACTCTATTGCAGATTATTGATGAGATGAAAGGTACTGCAGAGTGGACAAAAGATGTAGATTTTAGCGGGGACCTCGCAAACTTACAAATAGAGTATACTGCCGAGGATAGAGAAGCAAACCAGTTGGTAAAAGCTCAGCTTTCTGCTGCTATAGGTAGAGTATTTTCTAGGCTTCAAAAAGGAAACTTAGAGTACTACGAAAAAGTTATACTAGGAAAAGGAATAGACAAGTTAAAATCCTCTCCTACAATTATGGATGATATAGAAGATTTATACTTAAATTACTTTTACGACAATGTAGCAGGAAAGAAAAACTTTAAAGCTAAAAAGCCTAAGAAAACTGCAAGTAAGGCAGCCTATCAACCAAGGGCTAAGAAGCAAAAGAAAAGAAGAAAAGCAACATATCCTGTCCCAAATATAAGCAAAAGTAGTGCAAAGAAATCAAATATAGGTATCACAAGATTACTACCTATATTAAATGACAGACTTCCAGACATAGTTGCTAAGAATATGGGAGCACCTGCTCTAGTAAATCGCACAGGTAGATTTGCAGGGTCTGTTAGAGTTACTGATATAGCAGCAACGCCCCAAGGCTTTCCAAGCATTGGATACACGTATCAAAGGGGTCCTTATGACAAATTTGAAACAGACCCGGAAAGAGACCCGAGAAAGCTTATTAATAAGTCTATGCGAGAAATTGCAGCACAGCTTACTATTGGAAGATTCTACACAAGGAGAGTATAATGAGCACAAATCATAGACTACATACTACTCGTAGATCTGCAATAGTTGATGCTCTTGTAACAAAGTTAAAATTAATTAACGGTAATGGTGCATTTATTACCGATTTGTATGATGAAGTACATCCTCGACTCAAATTCTGGGACGAAGTAGAAACCTTTCCTGCAGTTCATTTAAATGCAGGAAGCGAGACAAGAGTATATCAAGGTGGTGGATATAAAGACCGCTATCTTAATATAACAATACGTTGTTACGTCAAAGAAAGCGATGCTACTGTAGCGCTTGACGGATTAATAGAAGACGTAGAAACCCTGTTAGAGATTCACGGACAGCTTGATTACACAGATAAGCAAGGAAACGCACAAACTACACATGATATTTTAATTATCAGTATTGATACTGATGAAGGAGTTCTTGAGCCTTTTGGAGTAGGAGAAATACTCGTTCAGGTTCATTACTAGAAACGACAGGCACGAACAAACGTTCACGCCCTTGTCCTTTCAATTTTTAGGAGAATTACAATGGCAGCAGCAACACTTCAGCTAGCACGCAATACCCATGTATATATGAAAGTAGGCAATAATTACTGGAAACTACCTGTATTAGATGGGTTTTCTTTTTCACAAGCAACAGCAACACAAGAGATAGCATTAAATGAGATGCAGACTGGATCGGAGTCAAGTCGGGGCCGAACCATGTTTAACACCGCACTAGAGCCTGCGGAGTGGTCTTTTTCAACCTATGCTCGACCTACTTTAAACAGTACTACACACACAGCAGTAGAGGAGGCTCTTTGGGCTATGTTTTTTGGAGCTACGGGCTACACTCCAGGTACAGGTACTTGGGACCCGGCGGCAATTACGCTTAATAATTCGGGGCGCACGAACAACATGGTAGTCACTTCGGCGTTATCAAATACAGCTACTCTTGGGGAGTTTGAACTATTTTTTGTACTTGGTGGATGCTCTACAGATGCAGCTGAATCAACTTTTGCAAAAACTGCTGGACAAACTATTTATAAAATGACTAAGTGTGTTGTTAATTCGGCCTCAGTTGACTTTGATATTGACGGAATTACAACAATTAACTGGTCAGGTTTCGGAGCTACTCTTGGTCAAGAAGCCACTTTAGATGCTTCTACATCTATTAAAACAGGACTAACTTCTACTAGTAACTATTTACGAAACCGTGTAACTTCTTTAGCTATTCGACCCAATAACCGGTTTGCTGGAGATATTGCTGTATTTGGTGAGGATAATGATGCAACCACCGATGCTGACGATGTGGATCAAGATGGAGATAACGTTGATGATTTCGCTACAGGATATGATCTTACGATCACGGGAGGCACTATTAATTTTGAAAACAATATTACCTTCCTTACTCCTGATGAGTTATGTAAAGTTAATGCTCCCATAGGTCATGTAACAGGTAATCGAGCAATCGGAGGAAACTTTACTTGTTATTTAAATGATAACGATGGTAGCCCAAGCGCTGCTGGGTATAAAAGAAGCGCTGCATTTTTTGACGACTTAGCAACTGCAACAAATCTAAGTCAGAACAGTTTTGCAGTCACTTTTACAATTGGTGGTAGTGCTGGTTTGGGATCAATTGCAGTAGCAATGCCTACATGCCATATTGAAACACCCACTCACCAAATCGAAGATATTGTTTCCTTAGAGACTACCTTCCACGCCCTGCCTTCTACTATGACAGGAAAGGATGACGTTACCCTAACTTATGTAGGCGTCTAATAACAATAATTTTAACACTAAAAACCCGCTCCGGCGGGTTTTCTTTTATGGTGCGAAAAAAAGTTCTTGACTTTTTAGCTCCTCTCAACTATAATTACAGAATATAAATTTACTTCTCAGATTTTAAAAGGACAAATAATGAGCGATTCACCCGTATCTCTTTCGAGTCTTATGACTCCAAGTAAAACAGTTTCTATTGAATTTCCGGGCTACTCGGACATGGAAGTATCTCTTTGCTACTTAGCAAGAGAAGAGCTGTTAAAATTACGCAAAAAGTGTGTAACCACTAAGTTTGATAAAAAGACTCGTCAACCTGAAGAAATTCTTGACGAAGAAAAGTTTCTTGTAGAATATTGTCGTGCAGTAATTAAAGGATGGACAGGATTAAAGTATTCGTACCTAGAAGAGCTTCTTTTGGTAGATATCTCACATCTTGACTCCGACGATGAACTAGCATTTACTCAAGACAATGCTGAAACTCTGATGAAGAACTCAAATGTATTTGATACATGGGTTACAGAGACAGTAGGTGATCTTGAAAATTTTACTGGGAACAAATAGAGAGAATTGAATCTCTATTAACTCGTTATATAAACGAGTCTGACTCTCCAGTAGACGTAGATAAGTATTTGCTTATTTGTGAGCAGTTAGGACAAGAACCCGACCCTACCAAAATGCCGCTCGAGCTTTCGGAGTTTCCCGAAGAAGTTCAAGTGGCATTTTTTATGTTCAGCCTTTTACCGGATCACTGGGAAGGAATGAGTGGAACATACATGGGAAAGTATTGGGACGGTATAGACTACTTTTTTAAATTATACGATGTAGAGCATCCAAGAATAACACTCTATATTATGAAGATGTATGAACGAAACCTTGTAGAGTTTAGGGCAGACAAAGCAGAGAGAAAGCGTAAGCAGCAAGAGCGCAAATCAGCGTCCAGCGGTGGAAAACAGTACACCCATAATGTTAAAGGCTAATGGCAAAGAAAATTAAAATTGATATTGAAGTCAATGGCAAGATGCAAAAAGCCACTGTCAGCACTAAAAAGCTGAAGGATGCATTA